TTGACTATCTCCTCATTCGCTTAAAATAAATGTCTACTACTAGACCCGCAACTAAAACAGAGTTAAAAAACTATGCTCTTCGTAGGTTAGGTTATCCTACGATAGACATTAACGTTGCTACTGAACAATTAGATGATCTAATAGAAGAAGCAATCGATTACTATCAGGAATATCATTATAATGGAAGTTATAAAACTTTTATGAGAGTTGAAGTTACTGATGCAATTAAAACTGCTGCACAAACAACTACCCAAGAAGGATCTACTGCTTGGTATGGAATGAATAATTATATTGATACACCACCAGGAATGTTGGGTATCAATCATGTATATTCCAGTATTGGTGCATCGAGATTGTCTAGTGGTAATATCTTTAACATCAAATATCAAATCTTTTTAAACGATATCTATGCGATGACGCATGGACATATCTTACATTATTTCCTTACATCTCAATATCTTGAGACTCTTGATTGGGTAACTAATTCACAGAAAGATCGTAGAATTAAATGGAATGAGCATCAGAAGAAATTATATCTTGATTTTGATTGGGATGATATGGAAGCAGGTGATTATATTCTTGTAGATTGTAATATGCGTCAGGATCCTACTACATACACTAGTATGTTTAATGACAATTGGTTAAAAGATTATGTTGAAGCATTGTTTCAACAGCAATGGGGACGTAACTTAAGTAAGTATGATGGCATTCAAATGTTGGGTGGTGTAACACTCAATGGTCGTCAGATTCTTGAGGATGGCAGTACATTTAAAGTAGATCTTGAGAAAGAACTACGTGATCGTTATGAATTACCACCGTTAGACTTGATTGGATAAACTATGGCAATTTCTAACTCGCCAGCACAGGACTATGTTCAGTCTGATTATACGAACTCTGCCCGTTTAAATATAAACGGATCTGCTCAAGAGCAGAAGTTCATGGAAAACCTTATCGTAGAGAGCATTGAGATTTATGGGCAAGACATATATTATGTACCGAGGACTATCGTCAATCGTGACACGGTTTTCGGAGAAGATTCGGACGGCAAATTTGAATCGGCAAAACCAATCAGAGCATATGTCAATAATGTCGAAGGATGGGAAGGCCAAGGCGAATTACTTACAAAATTTGGAGTACGCATCGAAGATAAAACAACGTTTATATTCTCCCGTGAAAAGTTTAAAGAAAAGGTTGACGACTCTACAACACTTAATGTCGAAGGAAGACCCAACGAGGGGGATTTAATTTGGTTCCCAATAACAAAGCATTTATTTGAAATACAATTTGTAGAAGTCGAACGTCCTTTCTACCAGTTAGGTAAAGGATATGTTTGGGAATGTCAATGTGAACTCTTTGAGTACAGTGACGAGGAGATTGACACTGGTATTGCTGCTCTTGATGCTATTGAGAATGCCTTTGCTAATGCTATTACAGTTGGTCTTGCTACTGGTGGTAGTGGTGACTTTACAGTTGGTGAGATTGTAACAGGTGGATCATCTAATGTAACTGCTGAGGTTAAGTCTTGGGATGCTGCTACTAGAACTCTTATTGTTATTAACCGTTCTGGTACATTCACAGTACCAGAAACATTGACAGGTGGTACTTCAAGTGCTTCTTGGACAACGGCTACATATAATACGATAGATAATAAAGCAGTCACCTATGATCAAAACTATGAGTTTGAGACTGCAGATAACGATATCATAGACTTCTCTGAGGCCAACCCATTTGGAACTGTTGGCAGATCTACTGACTTAACAATCTAATGCTAGGAACCTATTCATATAACGAGATATTTCGCAAGACTATCGTTGCCTTTGGTACTCTATTCAATAACATTGAAATAAGAAGATCAGATGAGGTGATGAAAGTTCCTCTTGCTTATGGTCCTAAGCAGAAATTTTTAGCACGGTTAGATCAGAATCCTGATCCTACTAATAAGAGAGTACAGATAACTCTTCCTAGATTATCCTTTGAGATAAATGGGGTGAATTATGATTCCTCTAGGAAAGTTTCACCGACACAAAAGATTAAATTTAAAAAGGATGTAGATGAAAACAAGAATGCTTTCATGCCAGTCCCGTATAATATTGGATTTGAATTAGCAATTATATCAAAGAATCAGGATGATGGATTACAAATCATTGAACAAATTCTCCCTTTCTTTCAACCCCATTATAATCTTTCAGTTAAACTTCTCACAACTGTAGGTGAGACAAAGGATGTTCCTGTAGTTTTACAGAACATAGACTATGAAGATGATTATGAAGGAGACTTTGCTAATCGTAGAGCAATCATTTATACACTTCAATTTGTTGCAAAGACTTATCTATACGGTCCAATGACTGATAGTAAGGTCATCAGAAAGACTATTACAGATTACTATACAGATACAAATACTTCTACAGCACCTAGACAGGTACGCTATCAGGTAACTCCTGAGTCACAGATTGATAGAGACGCTGCTGCAGTAACAACTCTAACCAATGCAATAACTACTACCGATGGTATTCTTACTGTAGGTAGTGTATCTTCCTTCTCAGTAGGAGATGAGATGCAAATTGGTACTGAGGTAATGCATGTCAATAGAATAGTTGGTAGTACATTACACGTTAATCGTGCTTGGTATACAAGTACTGCTGCTGCTCATGCTGCAGGTGCAAGTATCCTTAAGATAGATGCTGCTGACCATGCACTAGTAGACTCTGATGATGACTTTGGATTTGGAGAAATATATTCTGAGTTCACTGATATGAAGAAGCGTAATCCTATAACTGGATCAGATGAGGCAATTTAATTATGACAAATCCCTTTGGTGGTTTAGAAAAAGCATTTGGTGATGAACCATCTGAACTTCAAAAACATGTAGAATCTGTTAAATCAGAAATTAAAAAGAGTGAGACACCTGATGTCCAACAGGACTATGAAATTTCTCGTGCTCAACTACATAACTTAGTAATGAAAGGGCAGGAGGCAGTAGATGGAATACTTGATGTGGCACGAGCGTCAGATCATCCTCGTGCTTATGAGGTTGCTGCGACAACAATTAAAGCAGTAGCAGACACAACAGATAAGTTAATAGATCTACAAACAAAAATGAAGGAGTTGGATAAGGAAGAAAAGAAAGGACCAACAAATGTCACTAATGCTATGTTCGTAGGTAGTACAGCCGACCTACAGAAGATGTTAAAGAATATAAATAAAGAAGAATCTACATAGACACGACATGACGGTACTTAATGTAATTAGCACGAATGCTATATCTGGCTCGGCATCTGAATATCAGGTGGTCAAGAGTGGATTTTATCGTGTGAGTGCAACTTCTGCATCTACAGTTCAATTCGGTGCTGGACCTGCAATCCAAGTGTTTGCAAATCAACCAGTTCTATTGAAAGGTGGAAAGCCAGGGTTAGCAAAGATAGCAAAGGCAGTAGATGATGCTACAGCAGACTATCAATTAGGTACTACAGTTGATGAGCGTAGGGATACACACCCATTCGCAGTTGGTGATTATATTGCCGTTGTTGACAATAGTACATCTCCTGGTATTAATGCTAACTTCCTGTCTGCTGCAACAGCAGGTAAGAAAATTACTGGACTAATACAAGGACATACTATTCAAACTGATATTGACTCTTCATCTGCATCAGCAGATTACACTTATGCTTATTCAGGTCCACAGGCACTCGTACAACGTTGCGTCAAAATAACAGCTGGCAGCGCAGCCATTACGGTGGAAGAGGTTCAAGTGGTCGGAGGTTAAGATGCCTCTAGTTAACCAAAAGGCAGAATACATTTTAAAAGGAATGAAAAAGAACCGTCATAGGTTCAAAGATCTTTATGGAAAACGTGATAAAGAAGTGATGTATGCTACTGCCAATAAGTTAGCACAAAAAGAAAATTTAAAAGTTATGTATTATAAGGACTTTATCGCTCTTGTCGAGGGCAATCCTACTACACGAATGCTTACCAAGTCTAAGACAAAAGTGACTGGTAATATTTCTGCAGATCGTGGTAGTTCTGAAAAGGACAATAGAAAGAAGCGTAAAGGTCTTGAAAAAGATTTAAAGAAAAAGGGGATTGGATACAAGAAAGGTGTAGGTGAATACAAATACAAATCTAATGATGGTAAAGAAGGTACTGGACGTGAAGTATCATACCAAACAAGCAAACCAGATAAGATGAGTAAGCGTAGGTTTGGTAAAACCATGAGAAGATTAGGTCGTAAGCATGGACAGGAGTCAGTTATCACTAAAGATAAGGACAAACCTGCAAGACTACACGATACACAATCCAAGAAACCAGGAAAATCAATTAATCTAGGTAAGTCCAAACCAGGCAAACATTCCCCGGGCGATGGTGAAACCTCTGGAACAAAAGTCAGGTCAGAAAAGTTATATAACAAAACAAATAAGCCAGCGTACCACTACAAGTAAGTAACGGACGCAAAAAATGACTCATCCTGAACGTAAGAAGCAGGAGGAAGAGCTGTCTCAATTGAGAAGGCTCTTGGATCTCACTGTCAAGCATCAAGAGAAACAGGGATTAAGACCATATTCACATCCAGATCACTACGATGATTTGTGTGCAAAGGGGGATAAAGAAAAGTAATAATACTCATAAGCAATCTAAATATTATTACCATAAGCGAGCCCACGGCTATTCAATCGTGTCTCATTACACAGTGTCCTATATGGACCAAACAAGGCATCATCAAGAGATTTGCGAATACGCAGAGGATGCCTTTTCAGCAAGAAATCAAGCAGTAGCGGATGTTTCCTACCTCAAGGAGCATCCGCATTCTATTGATTGCATTCTTAAAGAAGATTCTTTATTCTCTGCAGTACTATGAACGGAGAAGTTGTCTGGGGTGTCATGTATATGATGGCAGTCCTCTTGACAGGAACGGGTTGGGTGATCTACTATATAATGCGTATGGCATATATGGAGATGAGAGATGGTGAGGTATCTGTTACCTATCCTATTATTGGCACCGTTACCGACACTAGCAGCGATGAGCCCAGGAGAACTCATTCAGAAGATGAGAGACTGGAAATCGGAGCAGCAACGTACGCCCGTTGAGGAATCTATAAATAGTGCATTGATAATGCATGAGGAGGATTCTTATGGGTGCCATGACACCACCGTCGAGGAAGAGTTGCTACAACTTCAGGGTGACGGAGATCAACAAAGTACTGGATGGCGATACGATAGACGTGACGATAGACCTGGGGTTCGACCTATTCAAGAAGGAGAGGGTCAGGATTGCAGGTGTGGACACCCCAGAGAAGAGGACGAGGGATTTAGAAGAGAAAGAGCTGGGGATTGACGCAACTAACTGGCTTAAGAAGAAATTAGAAGATACTATTGCAGGTGACGGAGACGAACTCACCATAAGAACCGAGTTGGTTGGTGGTATGGGTAAGTATGGCCGTCTATTAGGATGGTTATATATTAATGAAGAAACTGTTTCACTTAATGAGCAGATGATCGAAGAAGGTTATGCTTGGCCATATGATGGTGGGACTAAGCAAAAG